CGCCCAGGTGATGATTAACACTAAGCTGATGCAAAAGCAAGGGGGCAAATATATCGAAGTCGATAATAACGAGATAGATGCTCTGTTTGAGAATGCTAATTATTATCAGAATTTCTTTGAGTTTTGCAGGCACTGGGCCATTTCTTATTACATAACCGGCAATGCCATTACATATGCACCACGATTGCCAATTGGGCTGAATCAGGGTAAGCTGACAAAAGACGGTATGATAATTATGCCTTCGCAAAACGTGGATATATTACCATTATCATGGCGGCAGCCGATTGGCTTTTATACTCTCGACATGAATCAGACCTATAAAATTGACGTCAAAGATGTGTGGCATGAACGTTTTGCACCGACATTGAATTACGACGGAGGTAAAAACTTCATGGGTATGTCACCTGTTAAGGTTGTTCAGAATATCATCAACTCGCAGAATGCAGGATATGAGATTACGGCAAAGATGTACAAGCAGGGACACCCGCCCGGTATTTTGAGCAAGGAAGTGGAAGGAGGTAATGAGACCACGGCAGAGCAGGAGAGTAAGTTCCGGGAGCGTTACAAGACAAAATACCAGGGGATGAATAATTTCACGGTTCCTATTTTTACCCTCGGTAAGATGTCATATACAAAGATAGGTTACGATAATCTGCAGGAACTACAAGTTATTTCGATGAGTGAACACGGTCGGAGGATCTTCTGTAATGTCCTGCAATGTCCTGCACAACTCTTCAATGACATCGCTGCAAGTACTTATAACAACATGATCGAGGCAGAGAAGGCAATCTATACCCACCGCATCATCCCTGATGTGAGCCAGTTCCTTGCAGGGTTTAATAATATCATCAAGGCTTACGGTGATTTTTATCTTAAGGCAGATTATTCAGAGATCAGTTGTTTGCAGGAGGAGAAAGCTAAAAAAGTATTATGGGTAAGTCAACTTTATAAAGATGGGGTGATCACCGGGGACGGGTACCTGGAACGGCTGGGAGAAGAACCGACAGGGCTGCCTGATATGCAGATAAGATATATTGATGCAAACCGATTGCCTACTGATTATATTGAAGGTGGCGATGTGGGCAAAAATGACAAATGGTATGAAGAACAAAATTTAATTAACAAAATTTAATATCATGACAGAAAAAAAAGAAGTTAAAGAAAAGACTTTCACAAAGAAGCAAGTGGAAGAGCTATTGAAACAGCAGATAAATGATTGTGCCGAAGCAATTCAAGACAGTAACTTGTCCGAGTACACGGCCAAACGTAAAATACTTGAAACAAAAATAGTTGAAGTCAAATGAATAACCGGAGGCTCTGGGCAATAATAGACAGGCAGAAGGCAGCTTATCGACACAAAGGTAATCCTATATTCATGCGTGCCTTTGATATGCAGATAAAGCCGTTATACGATAAGATAGCAGAGACTTCTGATATTAGGGATGTCATAGTCCCGGAACTTGATAATAAAGCCATTGAGGAGGCTTATAAACGATTATACATGATGACCGTTGTGCCATTTGCTTTAAAGGAAAGGAAGCAATTAAGTAAGAGCTTTAAAAAGCAGGATGGAGACGAGATATTTGAGGATATGCTATATTCAGAGATTATTAACTATTTAAAAGTTCATACTGGAGCAACTATAACAGCAGCAGGGGACACGTCACTTGAATTGATCCAAAGGATGATAGCAAAAATGGTTCCAGAAATTCTTGATCAGGGATTAGCAGCAGGAGCATCACAGACAATGTTACGGGACCAGATACAGAGTGCATGGCACGAGATGAAATATTACAGAACTGAAAGGATTGTCAGAACGGAAGTTAACAGGGCCTCAAATTTTGGAAGTCTTGAAGGAGCGAAGAGTTTGGGCATTGAATTAGACAAGACGTGGATCAGTGCTTTTTCTGCTGATTCCAGATTCGCCCATACGGCAGCAGATGGCCAGACGGTCGATCTTAACGGGTCATTTATTGTCGATGGTGAGAGTCTTCAATACCCGGGTGATCCGGCGGGGTCGCCAGGTAATACCATAAATTGTTTGTGCAGTACCTATAATCAACCAAAAAAATAATTTGTGTTATATTAAATTAATTTTATATCTTTGCAAAATGGAAAGAATAGTTTTTAAAGATTATGAATGCACCATAAAAGACCTAAATACCGAAAAAGGTATTGTGGATGTGTATATCAATGCTTTCGATAATGAAGATTCAGATGGAGATGTATCACTCCCCGGCTCTTTCAAGCGCACTTTCAAAAATGTTGGAAATTCTATTCAGCATTGGTTGAATCATAATAGAGATTATTTAATTGGCGTACCTATAAAACTGTATGAAGATACGATAGGGGCACTTGCTATAAGCCAGCTCAATATTAATAAGCAACTCGGAAGAGATGTTTTTGAAGATTACAAGCTATTTGCTGAACATGGGAAGACCTTACAGCATTCTGTACGGGTGGCACCTGTTAAATTTGAAGAGGAAAGAATAGGCGATAAAACCATCCGCCGGGTAAGTGAATGGAAAATGATCATGGAATTCTCAACCCTATACGGATGGGGAGCAAATCAAAAAACTCCTCTTAATTTTATAAAAAGCATCAATGATCTTGAATTAATGATGCGAGAGGGGAATTACAGTGATGAAAAATCGAAACTTATTGAAGACACATACGAAAAACTAAAAAGATTACTGGATAGCGACCCGCACGACACTCACGAAAGTGACCCGCCAGCACTCGACAATGAAAGTGATCTGATAAAGCAATTTTATTATAAACTAAAAATTTAAATTATTATGGCAGACGACAAAATGACTGTCGAAAAAATGGCGGAAGATATTAACAAGTCGATAGAGACACTCAAAAAATCTATTGGCGACAAGGCTAATTTAGCCGATCTTGAGACCAGATTCGATGGGATAACTGAAAAGTTAGATAAGCTTGTAGACAAAGATGGTAAAGCAGTTTTACCGGAAGAGTTTACGAAGCAGCAAGAACAGATGGATGAGATTTCCACACAACTGAAACAACTGGGAGAATTCCAGTCCACGAAAGGCAAGAGCCTTAATACACAATTTATTGAGAAGATAAAAAGTGATGATTTCAAGACAAAGATAAAAAGCTATTCCGGCAAGGGCCAATTAGCATCCGTCGATCTTGAAATGAGTAATTCATTCCTGTACGGTAAGAACAAAGCTGCTTCTATTGATACGGATGACATTAACTCCGGTATCATTCAGACAGAAGTGGAACCGGGTGTATCAGCTGCCCCGTGGCGCAACACTCCCCTCTGGGATGCGGTCAATAAGGGAACAATCGGACAGGGAAGAGATTCCGTGAGCTGGTGGGAAGAAACAACCCGCACTGATTCCGCTGAATTTATTTTGGAGAATGCTGCTCCCGCAGCCGCTTCCGCAAAAACATGGACAAAACAGAGCATGGATATCAAACTCGTTAAGGATTACACGAAGGTAAGCAAGTCAGCTTTGGAAGATTTTGAATATATCTCTTCAGAGGTGAATGATCTTATCGTTAACGGTATTCCAAGACTGCGGGAGACACAATTATTGTCAGGAACCGGATTAACTGTTTATCTGAAAGGGATAACAGCGTATGCGAAAACATTCGCAAAGCCGGCTAATTTCAACACCGTGGCGGAACCAAACGAAGGTGATGTATTAGCAGCCGGGATTCTGCAATGTCAGAACGGTTATGTTACCGATACTAATAAGAAGGGCTTTATGCCAAATCTTGTTTTTGTAAATCCAGGTGACAAGACAAATATGAGACTTCTGAAAAATACTCTCATGAGTTATATCGCCCATCCCATGCTTTCCTTTGACGGTAACACGTTCAATGGGGTTAGGATAGTTGAGAGTCTTGATCTGGACGCCGGGCAGTTTATTGTCGGTGATTTCTCACGTGCCAAGGCTTACGTGAAAAGGATGATGAATATATCGTTCCATTATGAGAACGAAGATGATGTTCTCAATGACCTTGTACTTGTGCTTGCAAGCATGAGACTGGCAGGTCTGAAAGTTTCCGCTGCTGATGCTTACGCATTTGTAACAGGCACATTCGCAGCCGGTGAGACATTAATTGAAAAAGTAACAGGATAAGAAAGGAGAAAAATTATGAAAAAGTTATTAGGAATTTTATTTTTTATACTGATAAGTGCATATACATTTGCACAGACGAAGACAGCGGTATCCCATACAATGCGTTCTGGAGATACTTATTACGAGTATACCCCAAAAGCCGCTGAATACATGGGCGGTACTGCCACGTTGGGATATGATACTTTGTATTTCGAGGTACTGGCAAATAAGAACGGGCCGGTAAATTGTAATGTGAGAGTTGAATTAACAGTGGTTGGAACTACTGACACATACGATATTGATTTACAGGGTAAGGTATTCGAGAATGGTACCTATGCGGCATTAATAGAGAGTGCAACCAATAGTGCAACTAAGGAACTATCCGACACAACAAGTTTTGGGGCTCCCTATGATGCGCTTCCTGCGGCTTTCTATCGCTATTACAGGATCATTATAAATAATGATAATGCCCGATCTGCGGGAGATAGTGCCGTTATTGATAAAGTAATCTTTAAATTTTACGAACGATGAAAGTAAAAGTCACACTGAAAAGCGGAAAAGTCATTGAGGTGATGAGAAAAGAAGTTGATGGTCTTCATAAAGCCGGTAAGATTAAAGAATCTAAAGTCGATAACATGACTAAGGAGGAAAAGAATACCGGCGGGACAAAAGAGGCCAAGGAAAGGATGTATCCTTCCAAGAAACGGCCTGTATCTATCTCGTCAAAGAATTTTAAAGGTCTTAAAAAATGAATACCCGCATAAAAACGGATGTGGCTGAGGAAATTCTCACTTATGACAAAGCTGCTAACTTCATCAAGTTTGAAGATGATAATGCAGCCGAGAAGTTACTGATCGAAGATATGATTGCAGCGGTACGTACTCATTGCGAGATACGTACCGGGCTTTCATTCGTCGAAAAGACATACGAGACGTTTTTTCGTCATGATGAGACTCCTTATCTTTTACCTATTTCACCAGTTATCGCAATATCAAAAGTTGAAACTATTGATTACCTGGGAGCAAAAACAGAGCTTACCCTTAATAGTGATTATTTCAAGAAAGGGTTTTATGATATTGAGATTATCCCGTCTTCGATGACCGGATATGCTAATCCTCTCACAAATGATGGCAGTTGGTATGATCTGTTTGTCACTTATACAGCAGGTTACGGTCATGCAGATACAGAGGCTCTTCCTATTGATCTTCTGGAGGCGATGAAGAGACAGATAGCTCAATGGTATGATAACCGGGACGATTTTAAAGAATTGAATATACTGGGAGGCATTGATAAGATACTTTTGAAATACAGAACGTTATTTGTATGAGATCGACCAAATATGGTAGCAGGATTACCGTTCAGAAGCGCACCAAGACAGAGAATGATATTGGTGGCTGGACAAATACATGGGCTGATTTATTTTCATGCTGGGCACTGGTCACTCCTGCAAGCCGCTCTAAAAGATTAGAGTATGCTGAATTGAAATACGATGAGTTCTTTGAAATAGAAATGCGGGCAAGAGATGTGAACCCTGATGGCGATTGTCAAATAGTTTATAGCGGCAATGCTTATCAGATTATCTCATTTACCGTTACTGATGTGGTTAAAATTGACATGATCCGATGAGCGACAATACTATCACCCTGCAGATTGATAATACTCATTTCAAGAGAGACATGGAAAGATTTGCGAAGCAGAGCGAAACTCATTTCAAGAAAGCTATCCGGGAAGCTACATTCAGGATGGTCAAACACGCTAAACTTAAGGTCCGGAATTATACTCGTAGCTCGAAAGTAAAAAGCGGTTTTCTGATTAATAATATCACCCCGACAATTATGAGTAATGGACTGACGGGTGAAGTAATAAGCAAGGCAGCCTATTCACAGGCTTTTGAGGAGGGCACAAGGCCACATGGTATAGTGGTTAAGAATAAAAAGGTACTGGCAGGACCATATAGGGGGAGGCCTTCAGGATGGAATGTCAGCAAAGGAAGTGCAGGCATGGGATTTGCAACATACGGAAAGAAAGTACATCATCCCGGAACCAGACCCCATCCTTTTATGTACCCGGCTTGGAAATATGCCATACAGGAATTTGAAAAACTAATGAGAGCAGCTTTGAAATGACACCCAGGGACCCGACACATCAATTACTGAAAGCATATTACGATCTGTTAAAAGATAGTATAGTATATGCTGGAGACGTTG